GGCCAGCCGATCACAAACCAGTTCGGCAGCTTGCAGGGAGCCCAGCAGGGCGCAGTGGGCATGGCTCAGGCCCCGCAAGTCAATGTCGGCGGACTTAACCCGAACGCAGGCCAGCAGAACTATGCAGGCCAGATGCAGGCGTGGCAGACCAACGCCAACATCGCCGCGCAGGGCAATCCGTGGATGGCGCTCGCCGGTCAAGTCGGCGGCGCAGCCGCTGGTGCAGGTATGGCCGCGCTCGTTTAAAATAAAAACACACCAACACCATGAGCTACCTAGCCGACGGATTAAGTCAGGGATTCCAATCAGGGTTCGCCGCAGGCACCCAGAAGAAGCGCGACAAAAAGCAGGCCGAAGACCAGAAGGCCCGCGACGTGCTGCAAGGCGAACAGGCCAAGGCGCTTCAAACCGAGCGCTTGGAGGCCGATGCCAAGCGGGATTTTGAAAACCGCACCTGGCGCAGCGGGGAATCGGAGCTGGATCGTATCAACCGCTCCGATGAGGCCAATGTTGACCGCGCACTGCGTGCCGCCGAACTGACCAAGCGCGCCGAAGCGGAGCAGGCAGACCAAGCGTTAAAGGCCTCGCTTTATTACGACCAGCAAAGCCGCCAGGATGAACAGGCGAGCGTAGCCCGCGCCCTAGCCGCGCCGATGCAAGCGGAACAACTGCGTGCCATGAAGCAGCAAAACGACGCCTACGGCCAACCCAAGCCGCTACCCGTGCCAATGGAGACGCTCGAATACGATCCGATGGATCCGACCGGTGCCCCCAAGCGGCGCATCACCGGCCCTCTCGGCAGCCTTGGCACGATCACGGGAGCGGCCGCGCCAGCCGGAGCCAAACCGGCCAGCGTGATTGATTCATTCCTCAAGCCGCCCGCTGCGGCAGCTTCCACCACAGCGGAGCCTGCGCAGCCTGCCGCCGCCGCAGCCTTCCCCGCACCCAAGCCTGCGGCCCGCGACAATGGTGATATGCAGCGCTTGCTGCGCCAGTTTGGAGCCCTGCCGCCCGAACAAATGGCCGCCGAACTCGCCGCCGCTGGTATCCAAGTCAACCCCGACGCCCTCCGCCGTCCGAACCGCACCTATTAAAATGCCCGCACAACGCCCCCCCGAGTGGTCCGAACTGGAAGCGGACCCCAAGTGGTCAACTCTCGACCGTGAACAGAAGCGTGTGGTGCTCGCCAATTGGGGCTCCACCGTGGCGGATTACGTCGCCGAGAACGGCGGGTTTAACCCCGACACTGAAACCAGCTTCAAGACGACGCTGGCCGGCATTGCCGAAAAGCACGACCTCGTGCCGGGCGTGGGCGAAAAGACTGGCCAGTGGTTCACCGACGCGTGGCACAACTTGAGCCGGGGCGCGCTCAATGACTTTGTGGGCGGGGTGATCGAGGCCCCGCTGCGTGTTGCCGAGAACGTGTTGCCCAATGATTGGGTGGACGCGGAATCGGCAGCCAACGCGGTCGCAGGATTTCGCAAGGCGGTTGATGAGGCGCACCCGGTACGCCCCGAGTTTGCCGAGAGCATCCCCGGCCAAGTGGTGCGTGGTTTGGGTCAAGCCATCCCGAACGTGGCGCTGGGCGCCCTGCGCCTGCCCGGCCTCGCCGCCGGTGCGGTGGCGCAGTCCTTTGACCAAGGCTACCAGGACGCCGTGCAGAGCGGAACCACCCCGAGCGAGGCGTTTAAATCAGGTGTGGCCAACTTGCCCGGAGCCATTCCCGAATACTACGCCGACAAGGTGGCGCTTGGTGGACTCATGAGCGCGGCCAAGGTGGCCCCGCTCAAGCGCGAAATCGTCAAAGCAATCGCCACGGGAGCAGCCAGCGAGGCCACCCAGCAGACGTGGTCTAACGCCGTGGCCTCGTACATAGTCGGCTACGATAAAGAACGCGAACTTACCCAGGACGTGGGGAATTCGGCACTGGTTGGCGGACTCACCGAGGGAATCGTGCGTGCAGGCACCAGCGTTGCAGAAAATGCCGCCGCCCGCTCGGGGCACAAGGAGTTTGCCCAGCAGCTCGACACCGCAAAAAACATCCCCGAAAGCACCAAGACGCTCCTGCTCCAGCAGGACCAGCTCCGGCGCGGCCTGCGCCCGGCTCAAATGTTTCCCGCCGGAACCACCCCTTTGCCCATGATCGATGGCATGGAGCAGGTGAAAAATGAGCGTGGCGTTTTTCATTTTAACCCGAAGCAAATCACCGCGGCCGAAATCCTCTCGGCCAGCCGCGACGGCAAAGAAAACGAGATTTTAGGGCTTGGGCCCGTGAGCAAACCCGCAGCGCAGGCCCGCGCCGCCGCGACCGGCGAAAAGCTCGTGGCCGTGGCTGAACGCGCCGCCGATGGCACTGAAATCAAAACCACCATCGGCACCACCGGCACCGCGCCCGCGCAGGTCGCCGCGCTGGAGGCCAGCAAATCGCCCGGCTCCACCGTCAAGGTTGAGGAGATCGGCAAGACGATTGTGGAGCGCCAGCGCGCCGCGCAGGCTGCCGTGGAGCAAAAGGCCCGCGAGGAAAAGCTCGCCGAGGATACCCGCCGCGCCGAGGCGCAGGCCCGCCGCGATGGTGACAAGCTACGCTTTGAAGAAACCCTGCTCGCCGCCGATGCGTTGGAGCAGGACCGCGCCGCCGCATGGCCTGCGGTCAACGGAGCGCTCAAGAGCTTGTCAAACTTCGTGGACGACACGTCCTATGCACTCACGCAGCAACAGCGCGAGGCCGCGCTGAAGCGCATCGCCCGCCTGCAACCCCGCGCCGAGCAACTCAAGGTGGGGCATGACGCCGCCGCCGATGCGCGGTTTAATGCGGACAAAGCCGCCGCTGCCGCCGCCGAAAAGGCCAAGCAGGAAAAGGTGCGTGCCGACCAGGCGCGCATCGACGCGATCGACGCCACCGGCCGCGACCCGTCCACGAACCGGATCGTGCAGATCGAGAATTTAACCGACGACGACCTGGCCGACGTCGGCAACGACCTGCAAAAAAACGGCCTGACGCCGCAGAGCTACGAGGCCGAGCTGATGCGCCGCGAGCGCCAAGCCGCCGAGGAGGGCAACCGGTCGAATTTCACGCTGCGCGATTTGTTTGTTGGGAAAAAATCGGCCCTCAACGCCGCCGGATTAACCGCGCCCCTGCGTTTGCCTACGCCCAAGACCGAGACCGAACGCGGTGGTTTGGGTGGCGAGCTCAAGACGCTGCGCGAAAGCTCGGGTGCGTTTGCGTTTTTCCAGAACAACGCGCCCGCGCTCGACCGCATGGCGCAGACCCTGCGCGGCCTCGGGTTTAAGGTGCAGACCGAGAACGACGTGGTGGAGCTGGTCGGCCGTGCGTTTGGCGGCGAAGACGTGCGCCCGGAGACCGAGGGTGAGGTGGAGTTTGCCGCTGCCGCCCGACGGGTAGAGCCGATCGCCACGGGCATCACCGAAAGCGCAGCCACCCTTGCCAGCAAAGAAATCCCCGCCGCCACCAACCCAACGGTCAAGCAATCCTTGACCGTTGCCGCACTCCCCAACGTCGAGGTCGAGCGCCTGCGCGCCGCCCACGCGAAGGCCCTCGGCCCTCGCATGGCCGACCTTGACCTGCGCGTCGGCTTGTTGGCCGAACTACTGGAGCAGGAAGGCTACCCGAAAGCCGCCGCCAACCTGCGCGCCAACAAACTTGGTGAAGCGGAGGCCGTGGTGGCCAACCGCCGCGCCCCGCAGTTTCGCGCCGAAATCGTGCGCCTGCGCCAGGAGCAGGCGTTCATCCTCGTATCGGCAAAAGCTGCCGCCGATGGCAAGATGACCGGCCTGATTTCCCACGAACTCGCCCATCGCTATTGGGACACGCTGCCCGAGGACGCCAAAGCGATCGAGCGCGCCGCCGCCGACCGTGCGCTGGCAAACAAGACCGGCCCGCTTTTTAATGCCCAGGGGGAAAAGCAGACCAACATCGCCATCACCGCCGAGGAGCTGCGCGCGGCCGGACTGAGCGCCACGCTCGAGGCCGACCCTGATCTGGTTTACAAGGAATACTTCGCCGAGCTTACCCGCATCGAAAACGAACGCTACCTCGGCAACCGCGTCGAGGCCAGCAGCGCCCCGGCCCATACCCGCCGCCTGCTCGCCCGCCTGCGCCAGTGGTTGCAAGAGGTGTTTGATGCGGTCCGCCGCACCACCGGCCGCGCCGACCTATCGCGCGAAGGTTTCCGTGAATGGCTCGCCGGAGCCAGCCAGGAGCAGACCAATCGGACCGCGCTCGCCTACGCCACCCGCCGCGCGCCCGCGTTTGCGACCACGCAGCAGATCAAGACCGAGACGCCCGAGTTCAAGCGCTGGTTTGGCTCATCAAAAGTAGTAGACGATAGCGGCAAACCACGCGTGGTTTATCATGGCACCGGTAATGCAGGTTTTTCGGTCTTCAATAATTTATCCTGGTTTGCTGATTCACAGGATATTGCTTCCGGCTATTCCAAACAAATCCCAGCTGGAAAAACTGAAGCCGAAAACCAAGCCGTTTACCCTGTCTATATCGCAATAAAAAACCCCAAGCGGGTTGATTTTTTCGCCCTACGGGATGATGTCGAAAAGTGGTTATCACCTAATAGTAAATACGACGGGATAATCATAGATCGTTCAATGGTTCCAAACAGCAGGGGGAATTTCTATGTAGTAAAATCCCCCACGCAGATCAAATCCGCCATCGGTAACAACGGGAACTACGATCCCGCCGAGCCGCGGATCGACCAGGCCACCCAAGCCACCTTTGATCTTGGCGGCATGAGTCCCGGCCTGCCCCTGCCTAACGCGATCCGCAATCTCACTCCCCGCTGGCAAAATAAAATCCTGCGGTTCGATAGTAACCTGGACAAAGCGCTCTACTACGCCGGAGGCGAGGGCAAGACCGAGACCCGCACCGCAACCATTGACCACCTCGCCCGTGAAACAGGCCTGAGCACGGGGCAAATCGCCAGCCTTGCCCGCACCTTGCGCGAGAAAATTTCCCCTCTCGCCGCATCCACTGCCACCGATGGAACGCTGCGCATTCCGGCGTTAATGGAAAACGAGGCAGCCAAACTTGCATCACCGGCCAAACCTGCGCAGCCTTCCTCAAGTGAAAACCAACAGCAAGACACCGGCACCACCATTGCCCGCTACGTTGACGGCAACGGCACGTCGGCCCAAAAACGCGCCGAAGCCATCCAGCAAATCAGCGCCGTCCACGCCATCGCCGACAACCGCAAGCTCGACGAAAGCGATTATCTACAAGCAGCCGGAGGAAAGAATAATAATGAAAATGACGCGAATTCGGGGGCGGACTCCGACGAGGCCCTACGGAATCGGGGACGAGTAGACCAAGCCGCCAAGCAGGAACGTGCGCGGCGCGCGTTGACCAATCCCGAGAAAATGCTTGAGCGGGCGTTGCTCGACGACAATCGCATCAGCAGCATCATTCCCGAGTTGGTCGCAAATCCGCGCCGCTCGTGGGATATTCGCGGGGCGGTCATCAAAACCCCCAGCGACCTGCTCGCACTCACGCAAATCCTGCGCACGCCCTACGCTGAAACGGGAAAAGTGATTCTCGTTAACAGCCGCAACGAGGTGGTGCACGCGGAAATCATTAGTATCGGCACCACCACCAGCACGTATTTTGCGCCCAGCCACTTGGCTCAAGTGCTCGCACGGGCACCGAAGACGACGGAGCCCTACGGGATCATTGTTTCGCATAACCATCCCAGTGGCGACCCGACGCCCAGCGCGCCGGATATGCGCATGACGCGGGTGTTTATAGACGCGGCCCAATCAGCCGGGCATTACCTGCTCGATCACGTCGTCACCAATGGCAAGCGCTACTACAGTTTTAAGGAAACCGGCGTGATTGCCGAACCCACGGGGGCAACTTCATTCACCGACCTTGCACCAGCCGCACGCGGAGCCGAGGCGGATCCTGATTTATCGGCCAACCAAACCCGCGCACCGTGGGAAGTGGTGGCCCGCGAAGACCTCAAAGCGATCAATAGTCCTTATGATGCCAGCGTGTTTTTAGCCACGGCGCGGCAGGTCGCACCGGACGCCATGCACGTCATCTATGTAAACCGGCGCAATCAGATGGTGTCGTTTGAGCGTATTCCGAAGGCCACAGAACTGAGCGCGCAGGCCATGCGCCAGCGCCTTTTTGAATCCATGGGCAGGGAAGGGGCCACCGGCCTGTTTGTGGATATGCCGGACAGCTTATCGGGCGTAGACTCGATGCGAACCATGCGGATGCTCAGAGAATTTGCCACGAAAACGGATTTTGTCCTGCTCGATGTTACGGGTAAATTCCAGGGATCGAACACCCACGACAGTGCGAAGATGATGGGGTTTATCTCCGAACCAGGGCAAAAGAGCTTTGGGGGAGTAGGCGAAGACGCTAAGCGCCCCATGGACAGAAGGGCTACGGCTGATCAAACTGCCATTATGCCCTCTCATCCTTGGCCTAAGGACTTTCCTGACGTGCTATGGCACGCGGAACAAACCGCCATTAGCGCGCATCCCGATTACAAAGCGGCCAAAGCAGGCGACAGCGCGGCAGCAGTGCGCTTGGTGGATGCGTTTATCAACCGTGATAAAGCCGCCGATCTCGCGCAAAAATACCCCGAGGCCATTATTCTTCCGGTTCACGCGGAGGAAGCGGGCGGAAGAAATGCCATCCCTATTACCTATGCGGCCCGCATGGCTATGCTGTCGGGCCTGCCACTCGAAACTCAAATCGTGCAAAGCAATCGGCGCTATGCCACAGGCAAGGACGGTCTTTATCGCTGGGCCAATCGAGCAACATTTGAGGGACCAGTCGAAACCGGTCGCGATTATATTATCATGGACGACATGCGCAGCATGGGCGGCACACTCGCTGCACTGCGCAACCACATCGAAGACGGAGGCGGGCGCGTAGTCCTCGCTTCTACACTCGGAGCTGACAGCCGCCGCCTTGCCCAAGACCGAGTTACGCTCGCACCTAGACCCGAAGTCATTGCGGAGCTTGACCGCCGCTTTGGCCTTAACCAGATTTCCAACACTCTCAATGAACTCGGTATTGCCCAAGACGCCCGCCACCTCACCGGTCCAGAAGCCACATGGCTCTCAACCTGGCGCGGCTCGCTTGACGAATTCCGAGATCGAGTCCTTGCGCTCCGACGCGGCAATGAAGGCCAAGGAGGCGTTTCGACTGTTTCACCTTCAGGACCAAGCAGCGGACCAGAAGGCGGCGTAAGTTACGCCACCAGCCAACGCGATCAAGATTCTGCGGTCCAAGAACCCACCGCACCCACCAACGCCGCCGCAGCCCTCAAGGCCGCGCTGCCCGCAGGCGTCACCACGGCCGCCGCGCTCGAGCGCGAGCAGGAAGCCGAACAGGCCACGCTATCCGAAGCCGCGCGCGAAGCCCGCCACCCCGCCGCCGTCGGCGCGACCGAACCCGGCGAAGCTTGGGCGAGCGTGGCCAAGATGGCCGAGAAGCAGCTCACCGAGGAGCGCGCCAGCATTGCCAAGCACCTCGACGAATACGCCCTCGACCTGGCCGACATTGAAAAGGCTCACCTGCAAGGCCGCACCGCTGCGCTCAAGGCCGAGATCGAGCGCCGAGCTGATCCCGTGGAGCGCGCCACCAAGGTCACCGCGCTGCCCAAGATGGACCGCAAAGAGGCGCTCAAAACCGAGCTCGACCGGGGCCGCCGCCTGCGCGACGACGGACTCAAGACCGGCAACGATACCGCGGCCAACGAGGGCACCCGCATCGTCAAGGCCGCCACGGCCCGACTGGATGAGGAATACCCCGGCTGGGATGCCAAGAAACCAGTTGTTAAGGATTCCTTAATAACTGCCACCAAGCCCGCACCGGCCGCCCTCGCCACGCAGGACGATGGCCGCAACCTGCCGCCGACCGCCCCGCCGGAGCCGCCCGAAAACGGTGCACCTCGCCCCGACGACGCCGCGCCCGACCGGGGTCGTGCCCGCGCCGCCTTCGGCCACAGCGCCTACACGCCCAACTTCCTCGAACGCACCACCGAGCGCCTGCGCTCCATGGCCGTCGGATTCCGTGGCGCAATCCCGGAGCTGCCCGCATTCCCGGCACTGGCCGCGAAGACCGACCGCTTCATCCGCGACCAAGGGCCCGCGTTTTACAACAACCTGAAGGCGTTCTACCGGACCCTGAGCAGCGCCAACGACTACGTGCAGCGCACCGCCGAGGAGCAGGTCGACGCCATCACCGGCCCGCTCATGAAGACCGGCGTGGCCTTCGATGCCACTGCTTACGCCCAACTGAAGAAACGCCAGGAGCAGGCGCGCCGCCTCAAAGCCGAGGGCAAACTGATGCCCGCCGGAGCCGGGGCCGAACTCGACGCCCTGCAAAGCCAGCTCGAGGCGCACCCTTACGTGCTGTTTAACAAATTGGTTTATTTCATGGACCTGGACTGGCGCGGGCGGAATTTGAAGGACAGCGAGGGCAACCCAATCAAACTACCCGACGGTCTCAACCAGACCGAGATCGACAACGAGCTGGCCCGCCTCGGCGGCCTGATCGCTGCGAGCCCGCATGCCCAGCTGATCGAGACCGCGTTTGACCGCCACATGGCGCTGGTGAAACAGACCGCCGAAGACCTCAAAACCCGCGACCTGCTGGCCGCCCAGCACCTGGACAACCCGTACTACTTCCCCCACCTGACCCTCGAAATCACACGGGGCGACAAGGTGATCGAGCGCGAGCTGCGCCCCGAGCGCGTGCGCGTGGGCACCGAGGCGGACTTCAGAGGCTACCTGCAAGAGCCCACCGGCAGCCTCAAGCCGATCGAGAGCGACTACGTGCGCGCGGTTTATTACCACCTCGTGCAGGTGGGCGCGCACAACCTCAAGGCCGACGCGATCCGCGACCACGCCCGCAGTTACGATGTGATGGAGCAGGTAAAGGACCGCGCCAAAGTGCTATCCAAGCAGCGCGGGCGCTCGGTTTCATGGGAGGAAGTGTTTCACAGCGAATACGCTCCGGCCGGTTACGTGCTGTACGGCACCGACAGCCGCGACGCGTTCCCCTCGGTCATGGTGGACCGCGACAAGCTGGCCCGCCGCCTCGGTGAAGCCCTCACCAGCGCCGACCTGCACGAGCAGCTGAAGGAACTTGGCGTCAAGGGCATCAAGCTGCTGCCCGAAGACCTCAAGGAGACCCTGATCCAAGGCCAGCGCGAGACGTGGATCGTGCCCGCCCGCGTGGCCGAGGCGCTACGCGGCATCGCCGATCGCCAGAAAAAGACCAGCGAGCCCATCGAGAGCGCCATCAAAAAGGTGAACGGCGCGTGGAAGGGCTGGAAGTTGTTCATGCCGCAGAACCACATCCGCTACGAATACGGCAACATTGTGGCCGATTTGGAAAAGCTATTCAGCGCCAGCCCGCGCACGTTCAAATACCTCGGCCAATCGGCCAAGGAGATGCGCGCGTTCTTCCAGGGCGAGGCCCCGAGCGCCGACCTGCGCGCCGCGCTCAAGGACGGCGTGATCAACGCGATCACCGCCGCCGAAATGAACCAGCTGCAGCGCCTGCGCGCGTTTGAGAAGTTCCAGACGGTGGGCGAACGCATCACCACACAGCTCAAGAAGCGGAGCAGCTCGGCGCTTTACCAGCCGATCACCAACATGGTCGGCCTGGGCGACTTGAGCAGCGTGGAGCTTTCGGCCTTGCGCGAGGGCGTGACGCGTTACGCCAACTACCTCGCCAACTTGGAGGCGATCCGCAACAACGCACGCCCCGACTACGCCGGAGCCTACTGGCGCGACATCGAGGCGATCGGCGACAGCCGCCCCGGAGCCAACGACAAAGCCCAGCGCCAGGCGGCGCAAATCAGCAAGGCGACGTTCGGCGATTACGGCGACCTGAGCACCAACGGCCAATACTTGCGCGACAAACTGATCCCGTTTTACAGCTGGATCGAGGTCAACTTCAAGTACCACGCCAACCTGCTGCGCAACTTGCGCGACCAGGTGCGCGGCGACATCGACGGCGGCACAGGCAACGCAGCCGCAACCGCAGCCCGCGTGGCCGGAGCGCGCGCCGGTGGCTTCGTGCTGCGCCTCGCGCTGCCTTACGCCGCCGTGATGCTCTGGAACGCCATGGGGCCGCACGGAGTCGACGACGACGACCTGAGCGAGGAGGACCGGCGCCGGTTCCACATTCGCCTGGGCAAAGACGAGAACGGCAAGCCGCAGGTGGTTTATACGAACACGGCGCTGGCCGACGTCACCAAGTGGTTCTCGGGCCCGAAGTTTGCCCAGGCCGCCACCGCATGGGTGACCGGCAAGACCGACTTCGTGACCGCGATCGACAGCTGGGCGAAGGACATCCCGGGGGATTTTGCCAACAACACGATCGGCAGCGCCGGACCGGTGATCAAGTTACCCGCCACCGCGATCCTCAAAAAGAACTTCTTCCCCGACGTGCTGGATGCGCGGACGATCCCCGACTACGACATGCGCCGGGCGATCATCAGCCAGATGACGGACGACTTCACCGCGGACCGCATCGAGGCCACGGTGAACAAAGACTACCTCGCACCCAAAGACCTCGGCACCTGGGCGAAGCAGCTGGTGCTCCAGGTGCGCCAACGCGACCCGGAGAGCTGGGCGTTTTACGGCATCAAGGACAAGGCCGCAGAGTGGGTGGAGAAGCGCACAGGCCAAAGCCGGGACAGCAGCTACAACGCGCCGGACCAGCAGGTGCTGCGCAACTTCCGCCGGGCGATTTACCAGGGAGACCCGGAGACGGCGGCGAAGTTTTACCTGCGCCTGCTGGACCTCGGCTACACGAGCGACCGCTTCACGGCCTCGATCCGCGCCCAGGAGCCGCTGGCCGGAGTGCCCAAAGACCTGCGCCGCGACTTTGTGGCCAGCCTGAGCGAAGGCGAGCGGGCGCAACTGGAGCGCGCGTACCAGTTCTACGTGCGCATGAGCACGAGCAAAGGCACGGAGCGGGCGCTATTCCCGCGCAAAGAGTGGGGCGAACGCGGCCAGCAGTACTACCAAGCAAACCCCCGGGTGGGCGTGCTCACGCAGACGATGCAACGCACGGAAGCGATGGCCGAGGAGGAGCTGGTGGCCCGCGCAAAGTGGGAGATGCAACGCAGTTTGATGCGGAATTAAAACCTCACTGGTTGCAGTTTGGCTACAGTAAAACCATAAACTATTGATTTGTAACAAAAAACAAGAGGTATCGTAAACCGCAGGTCGTCGGTTCAATCCCGACCATCGGCTCCAGTTTTTGAGAGGTAAAAAGACCCAACTGGACCAATTGCTTTAAAGTGGCTAATTTCGGCCCCGTGGCTTCAGTTGGCTACAGTATGAACGCCAAGGTTTACACCACCCAACGCTCCGATACCCCATACCTCGTCATCTACCGCGACCCCACCCGTAAAGCCAAATCCGGGCGCTCGGTGCGGGTTTCCAAATGGTTTGTTGACCAGGCCGCCGCCCAGGCTCACGCCGACAAACTCAATGAATCGATTCTCGCCCAGGGCACCGCTGGCCTTCACTTCGACGCCACCTTGCGCGCCGAGGCCATCGCCGCCCGCCAAATCCTCGACGCAGCCGGCCTCAGCTTGGGCCTGATCGAGCTGGCCCGGCTCACCGTGGCCCAGCACCGCGCCAACCCACAAACTTCCCGGCGCACCCCAATCATGCCCGCCCTCGAGACGTTTCTCGAGGCCAAACGCAGTGCGGAAAATGCCCGCGAGCGAACCGTCGTCAATTTGCAAACCCGTCTCACCCGGTGGTTTAATCAAGAAAAGTTCTCCTTTGTCGAAGAAATCAACCGCCAGAGCGTGGAAACCTTGCGCATCCGCGCCGGAGCCAGCGCGCGCTCTCGCATCAATGACATGGCCGCCGTCTCGGGTTTTTGCACCTGGGCCGTAGACAAGGCCATCCTCGCCACCCACCCGTTGATCGGCCTCAAGCGGCCCACACCGACGCGCCAAGCAAAGCCGATTTTTATGGTGAGCGAAATGCAGGCCGTGCTTGAGGCCGCCCGCGCCCAGGGTCCGGAGCCGCTGGCCACCGCTGCCGCCCTTTTGTTCATCGGCTGCCGACCGAGCGAGCTGGAGGAAACCCGGCTGTTTTTTGGCAAGGAATCGTTCGCCCGCATCGAGGGCGGCAAGCTGCGCGGCCGGGCCAACCGCACCGTGCCGCTTTCACCCGCCGCCGTGGCTTGGCTGAAAGCAGCCGGTGCGCCCCAGCGGTTGCGGGATTTTACCCGGCGCGAGCGCGAGGACATCGCCGCCGCCGCCAAGGTGGCCTGGAAGCCGGACATTTGCCGGCACACCTTTATCAGCTGCCGCCTGCAGATCGTGAAAAACGACGCGGCCGTGGCCCGCGAGGCCGGTACTAGCGAGACAATCATCTACCGCCACTACCACCAGCTCGTGATGCCTGCCCAGGCCAAAGCATGGGCAGGCTTGCGCCCAGGGAAAAAGTAAGTACGCACAGAGCATGGAAAAAATAAGGGCATGGATTTCGAGTGTGCTCATTGCCGTCGGTGTTATTTACTGGCTCGGCCTAATTGGTCTCATTGTTGCGACTTCGCCTAGTGGCGGCGGACAAGCAAGTGGCGCAGCTCAATTTGACGGCGGAAGCCTTAATATACCAGGAGGCCGCTGGTTTATTCATGCAGCATGCGCGATTTTAATTCTAGTTGTTGCCGCCTGGATAAAGCCCAAAAAAATAAACGTGTGAGGACTTAGCCTATTGATTTAGGCGCGGTTTCTTCGGCGTGCTTCCCGGTTAGGCTTAAGCGTCTATTTTTAGGGGCTTTATTCTACGCGCAAATGTGGCGAAGTAATACGTAAATGAAGATACTCATAGCCGACGATGATGAGCGGATACACGAGGTGTACCGCTGCATTTTCCATAAATCAGAACCAATGGTGATGGCACCGCAACTCCTTCGCTTCATTCCCAGTCTTGTTGATTTCCCTTACCACAAAGCGACGGCCCATAATCTCACCCTCGTCACGCAGGGCGAGCAGGCGATTGTCGCCATCGACGAAGCGATGGCTGCGGGTTGTCCGTTCGATATCGCTATTCTCGATGTTCGGATGCCCCCAGGTATATCGGGGGTAGCTGTGGCTAAGGTGCTCCGCGCCAATCATCCCGACGTTATGATCGTCATATGCACGGCATTTGCGGACTTTACTTGGACTGACTTGCTCGAATTGTTTCCGCGCGGCGTCAGCTTGATTCGAAAGCCGTTTGATTACATCGAGTTTATCATGCTTCTAACCTCGTTGGAGGAAAAAATTGAGTTAGTAAGAGAAAACCGAAACTTGCGGAAGCAGATGCGAAACAATGGATAATGGAATAAGTGACCTAACCAAGGAGCAGGAAGACATAGTTGAAGCCTACGTTGACTTTCAACGTAAACTGTTGGGTTTGCTGGAATCGAATCGGGAGATTTTCAAGATGTATGGCGAGGCCCGAAGTGAAATCCAAAAACTACATGCGGAGATAACAAACTCTGCGGACATTGCCGACGGACTCGCCAAGCAGATGGAGATGATTGTTTACCGATCACGCAAGGAGACCGGACTAAATGAGTTTTAGGCGATTTTAGCATGGCCTTGCGTCGTGCCGCCACTTTCCACGCTGAGCTGTTTGACCTTTTCCATTTTCGCCAGCTGATCGGGAGTTGGGCCGATATTGTTGCCAAAGCGTTTAGTGACAGCGGCATCGGCGCGCAGAGCGGCACGCTCCACCAATACCGTGGCAATACCCTCAATCACCCCGGCCAAATTCTTGTCCGTTTCAACCTCGCGCGCGATGACGCCAATAAAGGCATTCATCTCGGCAGTTAAATCCAGCGTACTAAGATCAGCACCCTCGACATGGCGAATGACCACGTGGGCCGGATCGCCCTTGCAGCGGACCACCTCGTCGCGCAGGTGCGCACAGATTAGGGCATAACGCTCGCCCTCATCCTCGGCCAATTTGGCCGTAAGCAACATGAGCGCCTGCGGAGAGCAGCGCTGGTTTGCCAGTAGTTCGCTGACTACGTTGACAGAAAACTCACAGCGGCGAGCAAGCTCACGCTGCGAAAAACCACGCCTCTCAAGGAGGCGGCCAATCAATAAGGGGAGATGCCAAGGTTGTTCCACGTAGAACAAAATGTGACAGTGAACTAAAAAAGCCAACAATTTTCTTGCTAGGCGGGAAATAACCCCACACTGTCATAAATAACATGACAAGCATGGCAAAAAACCTAGCCCAGGCGACCCGCCTTTGGGTCGATGTAGCACCCGGCGAAGCCGCCTTCTTTAAGCGTAAAATTGAACAGGCAGCACAGGAATGGAAGGCGATGGAAGCCGCAGACGAGGAGCCGGTGGCGGTGAACTTCGCCACGGCCAAGGCCAAGGAGGAGACCAAATGAGCGCTCCTAAACACGCGGCGCTTTTCCGCGACTCGCTCGGCGGGCTCACGATCCGGCACTTTCCGAGCACGGAGGATGCGCAAAAGCACAATGCCGGCCGCGAGCTGGCGCCGCTCGCCGGTTATTTGGTGGCGGGGGTGCCGATGCCGAGCGCGCAGCAGGTCGCTGAAATCAGCGGCCGGGGCGACACCAAGATACGCTCGTCGGAATTCGCTCACCGCCTGGGCATCCACAGCCAGCGCATCCGCGACTTGCACGAGCGCTGCCCACTGCCCGGAGCAATCGAGCACGGCCCCCGCACGCTAATGATACCGCTGCGCCACCTACGACTGGCCCACAGCTACGGACTGCGCGGCCTCGAGCGCCTCATTCGCACCGGCCTAGCGACCTGACCCTTTCCCGACCGAAACCAAAACAACAACTCAACGCACATCTAGCCATGAGCACACAGAAAACACCGCAGCGCATCATCGAGGTCAACGGCAACAGCTTCTTGATCGGAGCCAGCCTCACCGACGCCGAAGTCGTCACGCTTCTAAAGGTATTAGGCAGCCTGACTGCACTTGAAACCAGCTACCTAGGAAGCCGGTACGCCAACCGCTTAACGCACCACTGCAAAGACCCCATCGAGGTGTCGCTCACGGTGAGCAGCCGCCCGATCCTGACCTACGCCGAATACGAGGAGCAGCTCGCCGATAAAAAAGAGGAGGTGGCCGCATGAGCGCCTACCCCGCCTACCGCCGCGCCAACAGCTATCAGCCGCGCGCTTCGGCATTTAACCACCCGGAAGCGACGCATCGCAATGGGCAGCGTATCGACCGGAGCCAGCCCGCCCGCGAGGTTTCGCAGGATGAGAGCTTTGCCCGCGCCACCAAGCCTGCACCGGCTGCTAAAAAAGCGGTGACCAACGACAACCCGAAGCTGTGGGTGTCGCTCAACACCATACGCGACCCGAACACGGCCACCGGTAACACCACCCGCGCGATGGTGCTGCCACAGGGAATCATCGTGAACACCCGCACGCGCGGACCGGCCGGTATGTGCGAGGCGTTGGTGTTCATTCCCGGCGCCAGCCTTTCCGACTTTTTAGCACCCACCACCTAACCCACCACGCCATGCCGAACGCCTGCTCCACTTGCCAGCACTACAACCCGACCACCGCCTCGATTCGCAACGAGGCGGTGGGCGAATGCCGCGCCCGCCCGCCGATGAGTAACTACTCATTCACCAAGGTGCGCGCGGTGGACTGGTGCAGCGAGTGGAGGCCAGCGCCAAGAATACCTAAGACGGCAGGAGAATTATTTCCGTTGGACACTCAGACGGCCTCCGGTGCGGCGCTCCCGCCGACCGCAAGGCTAGTTGCGGAAGGCAGCAGCGCGGGTACCCGCCCGCGTCGCAGCACCACTGCGCCCGCAGTAACCGCGAACGCTCCGGCCGTGCCGGAGGCCATCTGAGTGGCTGATAACGACACTGACCCAATGACCAACAACGAAGCGCACCACATTGTAAGTGATCACGTTAAATTTAGAACGGGGCAAGCTCCCTACCAGATGGATCCTGAGGGCGATGAGTGGAAGCCAACCCGCCCAAGGTACACGATGGAGGAAACAACGGCAGCAATTAAAAAACTGCTCGAAATCGCTGGGCCTTGTTGCGCGCCATGAAAGCCGCGACCACCCGCACACCCGACTGGACGGATTGCCTGACTGGCCTGACCGGCCTACGGCTGGCAATTTACGACACGCTCCTGACGACCGGCGCGCTGTACGTGCCGCAGGTGGCCGCGCATTTGAACCCAAGCCAGCGCGCACTCGACCAGATCGAGGGCGCGCTCAAGTGGCTGGCCGAACACCGCTTCGTGGGGACCAAGGACTCCTGCTGGCATGCGCACACACCGGCGCAGGCCCGCGAGGTTTATGAAACCTACGGCCCGGCGATCATCGGCCAGCCCAAAACTTACGCCACCCCCGCACGCTCGACCGGCGCCAAGGACGCCGGTGACCGTCGCAACCAGGGCGCACTCACGGCCCACGCCAGCGGGGGTGGCGTTTCCTCCTTTTCACCTAGCAACCCTGCGCAGCCGGCCACCCCCGAGCGCAAGGTGCACCACCAAAGCAGCCTGCTGGCCTTCGATTTCGCATGAGCTACATACCACCCAAAGCCACGCCACAAGACAAAGAGCCGCGGCTTTTTGGCATGGATATACAAGCCATCATCGCGCTGCGAGCCATGTATCAAGTGCTTGGCGGCCAAATGCCGATCACTGCCGAGAAAGTACACGATCTAGCGCGCAGGTGGGTCGGAGGGCGGACGCCGCAACCAAGCGTTATTGAAGCGCTCCGTGAACCCCAGACCCCGCTCGAAATCCCCCTTTCCAACCACCCATGAAAACCCAAATAATGACTGACCTAGAAACCCTAGGCAACAAACCCGGCTCGGTGATCGTCGCCCTTGGCGCGGTTAAGTTTAACCTAGATGGGGTTTATGAAACATTTTATGAGCGGGTCGATGCACAGAGCTGCGTTGCACTTGGACTCCAGATCGACGTTTCGACGGTGATGTGGTGGATGAAGCAAAGCGACGCCGCCCGCCAAGAAATCACCAAGGCCGGAAGCGCTTTGCCGGGAGTACTGGTGCGGTTCACCCAATGGGTCGGACTCGCCGAGGCCGAGATGTGGGGCAACGGGGCAAGCTTCGACAACGTGCTACTCGCCGATGCCTACGAGCGGGCCATGCTGCCGCGCCCGTGGAAATATTTTAATGATCGGTGCTATCGCACGATGAAAGCCATGCGGCCTGACGTGCCGATGCAGCGCACCGGAACAGCCCACAATGCCCTCGATGATGCCCGGTCACAGGCCGAGCACCTGATCACCATTTTAAAAACAAAAGCACCATGAACATCCGCATCTTTACCGGCTACCTGACCAAGGCGGCCGAGGAAGCCTACACCCCGGCGACACCGACGAGCCCGCCCGCCCGCAAGCTCATCTTCGACGTCATCATCAAGGACACCGCTGGCCACACGTTCCCCGAGCCGTGCGTGATCGAGAGCGACGCACTCATCGTGGCGATGACGCCCCTGCTCACCGCGGGCAAGCCGGTGATCATCGAGGGCGAACAGACCGCCACCGCCTGGTATGAAAAGGGCGTGCTCAAGGGCTACCGGCGCCGGGTGCTGGTGCGCCGCTGCGAGGTGCCCAACCGGAGCAAGACCGAAGCCACCGATGACCAGGAGGAGGCCGCATGAAATACCACCCGCTACGCGACGGGCTGATCACAAGCCGGACGCTCAACACGGTCAATGACCGTGCGGAGTGCCTGTTTGTGCGCCTGTTGCTCCTAGCGGACGACTACGGGACCTATTACGCCGACGCTGACCTCGTGAGAAACTACGCGTGGCCGCTTAAATCCTACCGCACCGCCGATGTGGAACGTGCGCTCGATGACCTCGAGCGCGCCAGCCTCATCGTTCGGTTCACGGGCGAGGATGGAAGCCGCTACCTGGAGATTTCAAAATACGACTGCCCGCTGAAGCACAAGACCCGCCGCTTTCCCAAGCGTCCGGCCCCCGGTTCGCCCGCGCTCGAATTGGCACTGGTCGATTTTGACCACATAAATCGCCAGCCCCTTCTTCTGAAAGAGAAAGAGAAAGAGAAAGAGAAAGAGAAAAACAATACACCCCCTAACCCCCAAAGTCTCGACGACTTGCCGGCCAACTGGTCGGAGGCTTTGAAGCAGGCCTGGGCAGACTGGGCCCAGCACCGCAAGGAACTGAAAAAGCCGATCACCCCACTGGCCCGCAGGCAGCAGATCGCCACGATTGCCGGATGGAGCGAGGAACGCGCCATTGCCAACATTCGCCACGCAATCAGCTCGGGATGGACCGGCATCTACGACCGGCAACAGCACAACGGCCAACGCGGCCGCAGCGCCCCCGCAGCCGTGGAAGAAAGGTTCGCCCGTGCATTCTGAGCCCGCAGCGATGGGAGACTTGGCCACGATGCTGGTCGCGCAGTGGCAGGCGGCCGGGCTGTTGCCCGCCAATTTTGAGCGCAGCCCGGCGGCCGAGGTCGACACGGCAGCGCTGGTGAGGCGCAGCCAGCGAGCAGACCGGGCGCGCCGGTGGCATGCGGAATGCCCGAGGCTTTACCGCGCCAGCCGCTGGGACCACCCGAGGCTGGCCCCGTTTGCCGAACAGATCGCCCAGGTGCGCGATTGGAAAGCGGGCGATCGCGGGCTGTTGATCACCGGCCCGACCGGCCGGGGCAAGAGCCGCGCGCTGTGGGCGCTGCTGCGCCGCCTCATGGCCCACGAGGGGCACGAGGTGCGAGTATGGCGGTCGTCGGACTTTTTCAGGTTGATGCAGGAGCAGATCAACTACGGCCGCGACGAAAGCCGGGCCTGGTTGAAGGCGGTGGCGCGCATCCCGATCATCGCGCTGGACGATTGGGGGCAGGAAGCGATCACGAGCGCCCGCGCCGACTGGTGCCAGGCGACGTTCTTTGACTTGCTGGACCAGCGCCTCGGAGAGGGGCGGCCATTGATCGTGACGACCAACCTCACGGCCCGGCAGATTGCAGGCAACGATGCCTCGGGGGTGCGAGCCAACCCGCTCTTGCGCCGCCTGCTGGACACCTGCGCGGTGGTTCGCTTCGAGACCAAGGAGGAACGAGCATGACCGACCAGGAGCAACTCGACATCAACACGGTGCAGGCGGTCGCCCGGGTGGTCGGGATCGGCCAAGGCGCGCTAGAAGGCCGCGAGCGCACGGCGCAGGCGAGCATCAAGCGAGCGGTGGTGGTCTGGATTTTGGCCACCGAACACCGCTGGACCCACGCCCGCATCGCGGGACGCATTAACCGGACCGAGCGCCAAGTGCGGAATTTGGTGAGGAGGATGAAGGCCTAACGTTCAAGGTGACTCATGACCACTCTACCTGACACCAAAACAATTAGCGGGAATCGCGTGGTCGTTATCTGTAGCGCATGGTTCGGCTCGATAAGATTGGGTAACGTAAACAACTACTAAAACTAAACGAATTATAAATATGTACGACACTAGAGACACTCCAAAAACGAATGAAATGAGCATGAGGGGAACTTACTGGGAAGAAGCTGGAAAAGCATGCGTTCCGGCAATATTCGCCCAAGGTCTTGAATTGGAAAACGCACGGCTAAAACATGAATTAGGAGTGCATGAACAAATGGTGGCTAAGCAATCTGCCAAAATACAGGAGATTGAAAGGCATGGAGGCCAACTACAGGAAGCCGGTAAAGGTCTTAGAAACTTTGTAATGTCCAAGGTAAAGCGTGCAGAGGATACGCCCAGTGAAGTCCTTTTCTGGGACTCCGTTTATTCTCTGCCGAACGTTTAAGCTCAGCGATGAACGTGCTTGGCGCGGAGTGTGCTGCTCGGAGCACAATCCGTGACAAGCATGTTCATTCGCTGTAGCGCTTGGTTCGGCTCAGTGATTTTATTCCGCTAAGTTTTCGATTCGGAAAAATGATTCAGCACGCCGGACATGCAAAATATAGACATCACCATCCGTGATTCTATAATAAATCCAGCACGGACTGATCCAAAGCTGTCGATAATTCGAAGCCGGAAATTCAGGAATTGATCGCCCGATCAATTTGAATCGCTCGACATTTCCCGTGGCATCGAAAACCAATTGAGCGACCCGTTTAGCGGCTAACGGCTTATCCAGAGATATGTAATCTACAATAGCTTCAAGCTGCCGAAGCGCAGGCTCCGTCCAAATTAATTGAGCCATTTCGCAAAACGTAATTTGGCATCCTCATTACTTACGATGCGACCATCACGGATCGCCTGCTCACCAAGAGCAATTCCTTCAAGTATGGATAATTTTTTCTGCAAACCCTCAAAGGACTCCACATCTATCAAATATGCAGCTGGACGACCATGCTGCGTAATCAAAACAGGGGAATGATCATCCTGTAGCGCTGTAATGATTTCCGTAGCTTTTCGCTTAAGGGTTGTGACGAGTTCGGTTCTCATGTGGCACTAAAGTGCCACTCAGCGAGACGTTGTCAAGTTTCATCTTTGCCGAACGTTTGAGGTGACCTATGTCCGCAAAACCTGTGACTCTAAAACAATCAGAACTGACTAGCGCGGACATTAGGTCTAGCGACTGGTTGGGCTGTATGACTTCCGTAATTCCGAATAACTAAACGATAACTTTATGACTAAATGTAAAACAAGAACCGAATGGCTCGACCTGCTGCATAAATGTCAGAACGGCGACGCCACCTGCATGTTTGTGCTGGGAGAAATCGAACGGGAAAACGCACGGCTGCTAGGGCTTCTAAGTGAAGTCTTTCAATGCATAGAATATGCGGAACGGTGCGGCGGACTGGACTCGGTCACTGAAATCAAGGTACGCCGTGCTTTGTCTGCCTCGCCCAACGTACACTAGTGTAGAGGATTTGCCAGATAGGCACGCCACACCCCGCCGAAACTGGAAAAAGGTAAGCATTCCACGGGTAAGGATAGGCAGGACCAACCCCTGTAAATCCTTACTTTTTTCCATCAGCAGAAGACCCCACGCGCCTTGTAAAAAACGTGGGGTTTACTAAAAAATAGGAGTTGTTTCCTGTTTTATAGGAAACAACTCCTCAAACCGGATAGCTTCGCTGGGTGGCGGTTGGCTGATTAATGGGCGTGACGCCCGAACCAGCACCGCAACCCGAAGCCGCCCAGCCCGAATTGTTCGCGCTGGATACCGTGCAGGGTTATGGAGCGCTAAAACCGAAGGAGCAACTGTTTGCGCAGGCCATCTTTGAAGGACACTCGCAACGCGCCGCCGTCAAGCTGGCCGGGTTCACCGGGAGCGCCGCCTCCCTCGACGTCGCAGCGTCCAGATTGTTAAAAACCGCTAAGGTCCAAGGGCTTCTCAACCAAGCCTGGGTGCGCAGCGGGGCCTCGATCGACACGACCCTGCGCCAGGCCGCCGAGTTGCAGGCCCGCGCTTTCCGCGAGGCGATCAACAGCGACACGGTGGAGAAGCGGAAGCTGGCCTCGGCCCAATGGAAGGACGCTTCGAGCCTGATCGCGTCGATCCACGGCAAACTCACTCTCAACGTTAAACACACCGGCACGGTGGAATTCAGCCTGCCGCCCGAGGCGCTCGCCGCCTTGACCGCCACCCGCCGCGAGTTGATCGCCGCCAACCAACCGGAGGCCGCCGCTTGAAGCTCGCCGACATGAGTCCGGAGCAGAAGGCGCTGCTGACTTCGCCCTACGGGTTCGGCCGTTACCTGCTAGGCATCCCGATCGCCGACACGGCGACCCCCAAAGTCGTGGCCGAGTGCCGCGACGAAAACCAACTTTACTACAAGGTCACCGCCAACGATCGCCAGAAGCAGGTGATCCAGGCGATGGAGCCGCACGGGGCGCGCGTCTCGGTGCGCACCTGCAACGGCGCAGGCAAGACCACGGTGCTGATTCCGACCGTGGTGCTTTGGCACATGGCGCTGCACCCGCAGAGCAAGGTGGTCATCACCTCGGGCGTGGAGCGCCAGGTGCGCGGCCAGTTGTTCCCCGCGCTGCGCGCCCATGCCGGACGCCTGCCGGGCTGGGAGTTTACCGACAACCAGATCACCGCGCCGAACGGATCCGTGGCGATCGGCTTCTCGACCAACGACGGCGGGCGCTTCGAGGGCTGGCACGGCAACATCAACCCGCTCTACGACCAGCGCACCTCGGGCCCGCTGATGATCGTGGTGGACGAGGCCAAGAGCATCGCGCCGACGATATTTGACGCGATCGACCGCTGCACGTACCAGCGCTTGCTGTTTGCGTCGAGCTGCGGTGGCAGCACCGGCAAGTTTTACCGGAGCCAGACGAGCGAGGCGAAGTTTTACAAAACGTTTCAGATCGCCTCCGAGCATTGCCCACACGCGGACCACGCGAAGAACGCGGCGCTGATCGCCATGCGTGGCATCGCGGATCCGTTGGTGCGATCAAAGGTGTTTGCCGAATTCATGGAGGGGGCCGAGGGCACGATCATCAAGGCCGCGTGGCTGACTTCCCTGCGCAACAACCCGCCCGCCGCCATGGGTGGCGAGGAGCGGGTGTTCTGCGACTTCGCCGCCGGTGGTGACGAGAACGTGATCGCGTACCGCAAGGGCAACCGCGCCCGCGTCGTGGCCGCTTGGCGTGAGAAGGACACCATGAAGGGCTGCGGGCAATTTATTGACCACTTCAGAAAAATGGGGATCACCCCCGCGCGCTGCGCGCAGCTCGTGGCAGGCGACGCAGGCGGCCTCGGCAAGGTGATGCTGGACCGGCTCGCCGAGCTGGGCTGGGTCTTGGAGCGGGTCAACAACGGCAGCCGCGCCCGCGACAAGGCTTATGCCAACATCGCCGCCGAGACGTGGTACGAGGGCGCGAAGGCGATCGAGCAGGGTCGCGTCGTGATTGACGAACTCGACGACGCCACCATCGCCCAGCTGACCGAGCGCACCGGCTACACCAACAGCGCAGGCGTGCTCCACGTCGAGGCCAAGGAGGACATGAAGTCGCGCGGCATCGACTCGCCCGACCGCGCCGACGCGTTGCTTGGGGCGATGAAGGAAAGCCGCCCGTGCGACCCGATCCCGTTTGTCGGTGGCTTCGAGCCCGACACCGGACTGATCGAACAAATGGCCCAACGCCAGGGCATCACCGACATGGCCGGAGCCTTCGCCGGTTACTAACCCCACCAACGTCACGTCACGTCACGCCCAATTTTTAAAAGCCCACCCGACATGGTCACACACGAAGAAATCCTCGATGCAGTCCAAGCCCGCTCCACCTGGGAAAACAGGCAGGCGACTTGGTACAAGATGCGCCATGACGGGTTGCGCCGCATCAATAAGCCGTTCCCCGGAGCGGCCGATATGCACTTCCCGCTGGGCGACATGCAGATTGAGAAGCTGAAGCCGTTCTACCTGTCGCAGCTTTACGCAAACGACACCATTGCGAGCTTCACCAGCCTTCGCCAGGAGAACATAGCCGCGCAGAACGAGGCCGCGCTGTGGTTCGATTACCAGCTCAAGCAAGAGAGCAACTTCGAGGACGAGCTATCGATCGCGGTCGACAAGATGCTCAACTGCGCCGTGGCGCCGGTGAAGGTTTACTGGTGCGCGGAGCGCGAGAAAATCTGCTTCGAGGCGGTCAACCCGACGCACCTGATCGTGCCCGCGCACACGGGGCGCTTGGCCGAGGCGGACTGGATCGTGCACGTGCAGCACTACAGCCTGCACGCTTACAAGCGCCTGACCGACTTTGACCAGTCGGCCGAAACCCTCGCCGCGATCGCCGCCGGTGAATCCAGCGCCACGGCCAACGCGAGCTATGACCAGGCGCGCAGCACCCGCGAGGGAATCACCACCAACAGCAAAAAGGACATGCTCGTCGTCTGGGAGAAATACTCCCGCGACGAGGCGGGCAAATGGCAGATCGAGACCTACAGCCCCACCGCGCCGACCCGCCCGCTGCGGCCTGCGTTCGGCCTGCCCTACGCCCAGGGCGTGTTCGAATGCAAAAACCCGCCGCCGCCGTTTTTCGAGATGACGATGGAGCGCAAGGATCGTGGGTATTACGACCCGCGCTCGGTGATGGAGCGCCTCGCCCCGTTCGAGGCCGCGCTGTGCAAGGACTGGAACACCCAGAAGGATTACCAGACGCTGGTGTGTAACCCCGTTTTTACCGCCGAGAATGGCGTGCCGAACACGGCCAACCTGCGCATGGTGCCGGGGCAGATTTTGCCGTTCAAGCTGCAGGCCGTGCAGATGCCGCCGATACCGGTGGACATTGCCCAAAGCATGATGGGCACGCGCTCGGTCGCCGACCAGCTGATCGCCGCGCCGGACTTCGGCACCGGCAGCCAACAGCCGGGCCGCGACAACAAAACCGCCAAAGAGGTCTCGCTCATTGCCAGCGTCATGGGGCAGGCCGCCGACATGCGCACGCGCAGCTTCCGCCGCGAGCTGGGCCACGGCCTGCGCATGGCTTGGGCGCTGTGCCTGCAATACGTCAAAACCCGCACCGATTATTTTAATCTGGATGGTTACGCGCAGATAGCACCGGAGGCGCTCGAGGGCAGCTACCGCATCGAGCTGAACGCGTCCGGCGACAACTGGAACCGGGGCATGGTGGTGCAGCAGGAGCAAGCGCTTTTCCAGATGTTCCGGGGCGACCCGTTCATCAACCAGGAGGAGCTGCGCCGCGGCCTGCTTAACGCCATGGACCCGCGCAAAACCAAAAAGCTGCTCATCGGTCAAGGCACCCAGCAGGCCGCGCAGTTGGAGGACCAGGCGCAGGAGATTTCCATCATGCTGCTGGGTTACCCGTCCGAGGTGAAGGAGACCGACGACCACGGCGCGCACATCCAGAGCATCGCCGGATTTACCCAGCGCCGCGCCACCAAGGGCGAGCCGCTGCCGGCCGAAGTCCTCGGCTTGCTGGCCCAGCACGTGGCCGCGCACGCGCAGGCATTGCAAAAGGCCAACCGCGACCAGTGGAAAGCGCAGGGCCCGCAGATCCAGCAGTACCTGCAACAGCTCGGAGCCGCCGCACAGCAGGCCGCGATGCAGGAACAGGCCGCCGCCCAGATGCAGCAACTGCAAGCCGGTTTCGGCCAGATGAACAGCAACCCGCAAGAAATCCCCGTCTAAGCCATGCGCCGCTTTTTTAACTTTTTACGCAACGCCCTGCGCAGCCTCGTGGTGACCGATTACGAGGAGCACGTGCTGGCCGCTGCCCATTCGGCGGCACCGCATGCCGAGCTCTTGAAGCGCAGGACTCAGCTTATCGATCACGTGACCGTGATGGAGAAGCGCGAGCGTGAGCTGATGAATTCAGAGCCGCTGCTGAAGGATATTAAAAAAGCCCTGCAAGAGCCGAGCCGCTGGCTGCCGGACGTGGCGTTGACGGCGACGGAGGCCCGCGAGTGGGGCGTGATGATCCAGAGCCCGATGGGGATCAAGATCGACACGGCGATGATTAACTTCTGCCAGCAGCAGGCGCAAGAGGCCATCGCGCAACCGCCCGACCGCATCCAGCACGCCGCAGGCGTGGCCCGTGGGTGCGTCGTGGCCTGGCAACTCGCAAAAACACTTTCCCGCATAGCCAACGCCGAAGTTGGCCACACCGAGTCCGACGTCACCACGGCAGAAGCCGGGCTCGATCAACACCAGCCGTAGCAGATACCCGAACATGAGCGATACAGCCACCCTTCCCGCCAGCACCGACACCTCCGACGCCGACATGCTCGCCGCCGCGATGGCCGCCGATGAAGGTCGGGAACTCCCCGCAGCCACCCCCGCACAGGCAACCACCTCGGCCGCGCCCGAGTCCCCCGGCACGTCGGCCGCCTCCGACGAGAGCGCAGACACCAAAGACCTGACCGAGGACGCCAGCAAGGCCACCAAGCCCGCAGCCAAACCGACCACCGACGCAAAACCCGACGCACCGGCCAAACCTGAAACCGCTTTTCAAAAGGCGACCAAGGAAGCCGAGCGCAAGGACCGGTCGTGGAAGGCGTTTGACGCGGAAAAGACGGCCTTCCGTGAGGAGAAAACGAAGATCGTGAGTGAACTGGAAAGCCTGCGACGTGAAGTCACCGCCCTGCGCACGCAGCCAGCCGGACCCACGGAGCCAGCCAAGGACGAGCATGGGTTGACCGCTGCCGCGTATGAGCGGGCGGCCAAACGCTATGAAGACGAGGGCGACGCCAACATGGCCAACCTCGCCCGCAACAAAGCCGAAGCGCTTAAGCAACAGCAGCCTGCCCCGCGCAGCGCCGCCGTGCCCAATGCCGCCTCGGTGGACGAAGCCTGGAAAGCGCCGGAATTCCAACAGCGGTGGGCAGCCGAGGCTGCCGCCATCGTGCAGGCCGAGCCTGCGCTGGGTGATCCTGCGAATCCGATCTTCAAAGCCGTGGGCGAACTGGTGAATAACTCGCCGTTTGCCTCGTTTTTCAAAGCCCGCCCCGACGGCATCCGCGCCGCTGTCGAGGTTGCCAAGCTCCAACAAGCCGCCGCGCAGGCCGAGACGCTCCGCAAGGAAGTCGAGACCAGCAAGGCCGAGATCGCGCGCTTAACGAAACTCACCTCCCTGCGAGGTTCCCTGCCGAGTGGCCAGCACCCCAGCCCGAAGGCGTTGCATGAGATGTCGTCCGACGAGGCCGACGCCCATGTGCGCGCGCTGGCTGCATCCGCCGACCGAGGGGCCTAGCACCGCATTTAAACACAACCGCCCGCCTGAGCACATCAGGCAGAACACACCACCACCATGGCCGTTATCGACTCCACCCTGATCGCCAACACGATCCAGCCCCAGTATTCCAAGAAGCTGCTCGGCCACGCCGTCCAGCTCACCAAGCTCATCGACACCGCGCAGCTCGAGGAGTTGCCCGCCAACGCAGGCAGCACCAGCGTGCGCTTTTTCCGCCCTCCGGTTGCCAATTTGGCCGCTGAAGGCGCGCCCGCCGCGCTCGCCGAGGGCATTGCACCGTCCGCCTTCCGCTCCATCGCTTACACGCCCATCGACGTGACGCTCGCCCAGCGCGGCGCCGTGGCGAAGGTGACGGACATCGCCAACAACGTCGGCTTGGTCAAGTACCTCGACACCGCGATCGAGCTGATGGGCGAGGAGTTCGCGTTGGATTTCGACACCCTGCTGCGCAACATCCTGATCCACCCCAGCACCGGCCTGAGCAAACGCTACGGCCAAGGCCTGGCGAGCTTCGCTGCGACCGCCTCGGCCACCGTGGCCAACTCGGTCATCACCCCGCGCGACCTGCTCAACGCGATGACGCAGCTCAAGATCGCCCGTGCCCCGACCTTCGGCGGCAAGTACGTGGCCGTGCTTCCCCCGCAGGTGATTTCCGACTTGCTGAGCAATTCGGAGTTCCGCGAGGTCGTGCGCCAGAACAACGCCAACAAGATCTTCAACGGTGAGGTGGGCGAATACTACGGTTGCAAAATCGTGGAGGCCACCAACCCGTTCCAGGAGGATGAGACCGAGGGCACCTTTGCCACGACCTTCTCGGCCGCTGGCAGCAACACCACCGGCCTGATTTACACCAGCATCATCACCGGCAAGGGTGCCTATGGCTGCGTGAACATGAAGAAGATGGGCGCTTCCCCGCAAAAGCCCCAGCTGATCATCAACGACAAGCCGGACTCGGGCAACCCGCTCGGCCAATGGATGACGGTGGGCTGGAAGGCCTTCTACGCGGGCATGATCCTCAACAGCGCGTGGGGCATCTCGCTGCGCACCAAGTCGCAATTCGCCTGAGCTAACGCCTGACGAATAACCGCCAGGGGCGGACCGGCCAACGTGCCGCCCCTGTTTCAATTTAAACCAAAGACCCGCCGCGCCACCGACCATGTCAACGATCGTCCCCACAGTCCGCCCCTACGCCAAGCCCGCCGTGGTGAGCCTCACCGGCACTCACGTGTTCGTGATCGACCACCCGACGCTAGGCATGATGTCGATGAGTTACGCGGACCTGCGCACGCAGCTGGACGCCACCTATGTCGCCGCCCAGGCAGCCTGCGCCGCGAGCCAAAGCGCCGCCGGAGCGAGCCAAACAGCGGCCGCCGCATCGGCTGCTACCGCCACCACGCAGGCCAGCGCGGCCGGGGTGAGCGCAACGGCGGCAGCGGCCAGCCAGGTCGCCGCCGCAGCCTCGGCCAGCGCTGCGGGCGTGAGCCAGACGGCGGCCGGGGTGAGTGCGAGCGCGGCAGGTGCCAGCCAGACGGCAGCCGGGGTGAGCGCCACCGCAGCCAATGCCAGCGCCACGGCGGCCGGACTGAGCGAGACCGCCAGCGCAGCCTCGGCAACGACGGCCAGCACGCAGGCGGGGGTTTCCATCACGCAGGCGAGCAATGCGGCCGCATCAGCCGCCACGGCAGTCGCAAGCCAGGTGGCCGCCGGAGTGAGCGAAACGGCAGCGGCCGGATCGGCCAACGCAGCAGGCGTGAGCGAGATCGCGGCAGCGGCCTCGGCGGCAGCGGCCTTGGCGAGCCAGACGGCCAGCGCCGGATCGGCCTCGACGGCGTCGGCGCAGGCGACGGCGTCGGCCAACAGCGCCAGCAACGCCGCCTCCAGCGCCTCGATCGCGCTCAATGCGCTGGCCCAGACGTTCAAAGGCGGGGTGTCTGGTGCGAGCGTACCGGCCACGAGCACCGCCACCGGAGACACCTACCGGATCACCACAGCAGGCACCAGCCAGAGCAAGACGTGGGCGATTGGAGACGCTGCGATTTACGATGGCTCCTCAGGCAGTTGGACGCAGCTCACCGGCTGGTTCGCCTACTGCGACTTACAGGCGGGTATCGCTTCGCAGGGGTTCAAAGGCTACCTGAACAGCGACGGCGCAACGCCCGACCGTGCTGCGGGCATCCAAGGCCCGTTTGACGCGGTGAACAACCCGCGAGGCTGGGTGGCGGGCGCGGCTACGCTGGAGTGGGTTGGTATACTTGCCATACCAACGACCGCATTTCCATCGGGACAAGGAAATCGTGTTTTTCATGTGGGACCTAGTGCAACACCTGGCGTATGGCCTGCATTTACAGACTCGTGTTTGACTGCGCAATTTTTTGGAAATAACCACGGAAAAACGGGAAACGAGTTTAGTCTAAATCAGAACGGATTGAGCACTAATGGTTTCGCTAATCGGGAATGGCAATTGTCTGACTTCCGCACGCGATACTCGGGACGAACCATAAAACTGAGAATTAAGATTACGGCTGGCACATCGTCTCCGTATATTGAAGTCGATGACGTAGATATAACTAGCCTAGGAACATACGCAACATTTGGGACAAGCATCCCCGACTGGCTCGCTTCTACTGGATTCACGCCGACCTACCACCTGACGGGCTACAACTGGCACTCCGGCCCCGCGCCCGTGGGCTGCTTTATTCTCGGTTCTCTGACCGACGCCGACCGTGCGTTTCACCGCAGCACGGGGCATTATCCGGCTTGGGTGGTCGCGGGGGGGAGTATGCTACAAAATACCGGGACGTGCTACACTACATTTGGTGCGGCCATTACGGGAGCTTCGTCTAGTGGATTTAGTCTTACCACAGTAGGAACTGGATATCATGAAGTAAGAACGGCTCCTGTTTTCTCTGCTGTAAAAGGACAAACAGTTAATATCTCATTCACCCAGACTGGCGCTCAGCCATTAACATGCTTTTTGAATGATGGGGTGCAGTATTTCACATCTGCGTCAGGTAGTAATTCATTCACCGCAACGGTTCAAAACAGCACTTCATCGAATCAACTTGTTTTAGCATTTTCAGGCACGAGCGGGGCTTCTTTTGCTATATCTAATTTGGTCGTAAGGCCAAACGGTGCCCTCTCGCTCCCCGTCATCCAGCCCATCGCCGTCCTCGACGACGCGACCACCATCGGCGGCAATCAGGCGCGGCTCGTCGGCGTGACTCCGGTGACGGATAAACGCGATTGGCGCATCAGCGCTGACACGTTCACGAACGGCAACAAGCAGGTGCTCGAAGGCACGCTGCTCGACTCCACCGCCGACGTTATCGACTCCATCGAGCAGTTCACCACGGGCACGCCAACGACCACCGTGGGCAGCGTCTCGGCGGGCTCACAATACAAAGCCTCGTCCGCCCTCTCCGCTGGTATCAACCCCGCCACCCTCGTCACGCGCAAGCTGGCAACGGGTGACATCTGGGTGAACAGCACCTCCACCGCTCAAGTCCGCACCACCATCACTGGCCACCGCGCCGTCTAAACATGATCGAAGAAATCATCTCCCCTTGGCCCATGTCCGTCACGGTTTCAGCCGATCCCCTCGTCATCCTCGATGTCACGGGCATCTCGGGTAATTCCTACGTCGTGCAGGGCATCGGCCTCGAATCCCCGACCACGGCCAACGAGGCCAACGTCGAAGCCGAGCTGCCCGTGCTCTGGGCCAACCCGTACCGCTCGCCCGCGCCGCCACCCTCGCCCGTTACTCCGCTGCAAATCCGCCGCGCCCTCAACGCCTCGGGCATGCGCGGCATGGTCGAGGCCGCCCTCGCCGCCGCGCCACAGGACGCCCGCGACGCATGGGACTACGCCACCGAGGTCAAGCGCGACGACGCCACCCTCAACGCCATGGCCGCAGCCCTCGGGCTGACCGCCATCCAGGTCGACGACCTGTTTAAGCTGGCCGCCTCTTACGCGTAACCCGCGCCCCTTTTTTTTAACCACCACCCGAACCCGAAAAACTCCCATGAAACGTATCCTCCCGTGGCTTTTCGCCATTTACGTCAGCTTCATCACCGCCGCCCAGGCGCAACCCCAGCGCATCGTTGACGGCGGTGGCTGGACCCCGACCACGATCAACAACTGGAACATCGGCAACGACCCGAAAGCCGTGCCGTTCGACTGGCGCACCGGCGGCCAGTTGACTTACCAGACCAACCGCGACGCCCGCATCATTGACTGTTCGTTCACCCGATCCGGCGCTGGGCTGGTAGCCAGCGAGGCCGTCCAAGAAGGCACAACCGGATCCGGCATGACCGTTGCCCAGGCTTACGGCAATCTACTCATCGACACCGGAACCACCCCGAGCGCCGAGTTTTTAATGCGCTCGGTGGATTCGATCCGGGGCGGCCACATCGCCACCATCAAGGCGACGCTGAGCCAAAAAATCGTTAACCAACACTTCGGCATCTACCTCGCGGACCTGATCGGCGACTCGGTGCCGTTCACCACCGACGCCACGGGGCTGTTGATTTCGGTGACACTGCCCAGCGACCACGGATTCACCGCCGCCAACATCGGCCAAAGCTGCTACCTAGGAGGCGGAGTCGGAGCCGCCGTGATCGTGCCCGGCCGCTACGCCATCACCGCCGTAACGGGTGACGTGGTCACCTTTTCCCCTGTATTTGCCGCAACGTGGACACGCTCCACCACCACCGCGACCGTTACGTTTTTAGGCGGCAACCCGATCTTTTCCATCGCCGAAGCGGCCACGGTCAGCGCGTCGAGCGATGTGGCGGCCATCGTGAACGGGGCGGTTTCGCTGCTCACCCAGACGAGCGGGGGTATTACTACCTTTGCTTGCCTAAACGTAGGAGCAACCAGCGGAACGCTCACGCTCACGATGAGCGCCAAAGCCTGGACGCCGAACGCAGCGGGCACCGTGACGGTCTTTGGCTGGAATTGCGTATCGGCGGTTAAAAACGGCACGAGCGCCACGGCGACGTGGTTTGATACGCAGCGCAAGGGCTGGGCCTCGGGCGCCAGCACCCAGACCACCACCACGGACGCGAGCCCCGGGCAGATGCTGAAATTCTCGGGCGACACGACCTCGGAGTTTTTTAGCGACGCATCGCCGGCTACCGCGAGTGCTCTGCAATTCACAGGCCGCGCCTCCCGCATGGAGTCGCTGGTGGATGCAACAACCCCGTTGTTCTTATTTATCCAGGCTTTTAACGGCGTGAGCGCACCGGCCACCACCACGCGCCTAACGATTGGCAAGTTCTCGCTGGAAGAGACGGGCATCAATAAAGTCATCATTGCAGGCGTGAGCCAGACCGGCACCGGCAACGCTCAGCGCGTATCGGTTGACCAGATGCCGTCGGTCGCCATTAACACGGCTCCGACTACAACCCCTGTTTCGGGTATGGCAGCCGCAGGTGCGGTGGCATCGGGCAATCCGGTGCAAGTTGGCGTTGTTGCAGCAACCGCTATACAAACCGCACGAACAGCGGGGCAGATCGTCCCTCCCGCCCACGATAAAAACGGCCGCTATATTGGCGCCAACGAGCAGATACGCGATCTGACGCAGATGGTGCCGATGGTGACGCTCACCTCGACGACCGAAACGACCATCGTCCCGGCGACCGCCGCTATTTTTAACGATTTGCGCGCGCTGATAATCACCAACACCAGCGCGACAGGAACTCGGGTGGATTTCCGCCATGTGGCCGCAGGCACGGTGGTGTTTTCGGTCTGGGTTCCGGCCAACACCACGCTGCCCATCACGCTGCCGGTCGTCGCGCGCCAGGCCACCGTTAACACGGCCTGGACGGCGCAACTCGGCACGGCCGTGACGGACGTCCGTATTACGGCATTCCACATCCAAGCCAACTAATCCGACGTGAATGAGCCGTACGAGATCATTGGGCCCGATCCGGACAACCCGACCACGCACGTGATGATCATCGTGCGTGGCGTGAACTACTCGGTTTTCCAGGGCGAGGAGCAGCTCACCGCCAACGATATCGCCACCAATCTCAGCCAGTAACCACCCAACACAGAAAGACACGCACCATGAAATCCTACAAAACCACCCTTGCTGGCGTCATCGCCGCCATTGCCACCTACCTCGCCAAAGATGCGAGCATTTCGCCTAGTGTGCAGCAGATCGCCGAAATCGTCGGCGTCGCCGCCACGGCATCGCTCGGCTTTTTTGCCCGCGACAACAACGTATCCAGCGAGAACGCCGGAGCCAAATAACCGATGAGCCTCACCGCGCTCGCCTCGATCATCCTGGCCCTTTGCAAAGCGGTACCCGCCGCCGCGCAGTTGGCCGAGTTGGTCGGAGCGCAGCTCGCCGAGGCCCGCCGCCATGCCGCCGATGCACAAACCCAAGCCGATCTCACCCGCGTGGCGGCGCAGCCTTGGGCTTGTCCTCGGACTTGCCCTCACCGGGGGCTGCACTGCACCGAGCAACCTGCCGCGCCTGCGCGCCCAGCCGGACTATGAAGATGCCCTGCGCTGCGCTCCGAATTTCACCCAAGACGCCCTGAACACGATCGCCAACCTCGAAGCCAACCGCCGCTAATGTCCGCCCAGAACTCTCAACTTTTTGAACCCCGTTCCGTCGACGCGTTGTTTTCGGCGATCATGACGCGCCAGGAGATCGCCGAGGAAAAGACGGAGACGTTCCGTATCGAACTGCGCACCCGATTCGAACGGGGGAGCAAGCGCATGGAAGAACTCGCAGCAGCCGTTGAACAGATCCGGATCCACGACCAAAGCATCGATAGCCGAGTAACCCGGCTGGAGGATTCCGACATCACTCGCCGGATCAACACGCTCGAGCTCGCCGAGACCGCGATCCGCACCGAGCTGGCCCGTTTTAAGGGGGCCTTGTGGGTGATCGGCGGCCTGCTCGGCATCCTGCAAGCCGTGGGCATCACCTTGTTAAGCAATTATTTAAACCGCTAAGATAAAACCGAAAGACCAAAACCATGATTTCACCCGAAGCCGCCCCCGCCTCCGCTCCCTCCCTGATGATCCCACTCGCTGCCTTGGCAGTCGAGGGCACCGCGCCGGAGGCCGGTGAGGAGATCAGCCTGCAAGCCGTCACCGCCCGCATCGTCTCGATCGAGGGCGACCAGGCGCGCGTCGAGGTTGTCGCCATCAATGGCCAGCCGATCGCGGGCGAGTCGCCCATGAGCGAGGACGACGAGATGCGCGCCATGGCCGAAAAGGCCGACGGCGCAGCCTATTAAACGACCGAGCACCGAAGGATCCAACGCCATGCCGACCTTTGCCTATTCCACCGGGCGCGCCGTCAAAATCAGCGACGGCACGCCCAGCCTGCGCCCGCGCATCACCGAACAGAGCGACGACGCGAGCATCAGCAAAAGCATCCTGGCCGGTTACCGTGACCTAGAAACACGCGGGAGCCGCCACCGCGCCAGCCCGGCCGCCGCCCGCCGGATCCGCGCAGCCCTGCAAACCGCCTAAAAAAAACCACCATGCCCGCCACGATTACCTTCACGCGCCCCTCGTTCGGGGAAAACGACACGCTGCCGCCTTCTGCGTTCAATGCCTGCACCGTGCTCTCGGGCACCGTGCCCGATGCCGAGGCGGGCGCTTATGGCGTGATGCGTCTGGCGGGCGACCTCACGGGATCGGCATCGGCCCCACAGCTCACCGCCACCGGCGCCACGGCGGGCAGCTATGGGGTAAACGTGCTGAACATCCCGCAGCTGACGGTGGACGCCAAGGGCCGGATCACCGCCGTGGCGGATCGGGCGCTGGGCACGGCCTACGGCAAGACGGTGATCGAGAGCGCCGATGAGGCCGCAGCCCGCACGGTGCTGGGGCTGGGTGGCACGACCTTTCTGGACGCGGTCTACGTGGCCGTGATGTCGCGCCAATACCCGGTGGGCGAGATGCTCATCACGCGGCGCAGCGCCAACCCGAACACGTGGCTGGGCTTTGGCACGTGGGTCGCCTACGGCGAGGGCAAGACGCTCGTCGGCCTGAATGCTGCCGAGGCGGAATTTGACCTCCTCGACAAGACCGGCGGGGCCAAGACGCACACGCTCGCGGCGGGCGAAATCCCAAGCCATACGCACAGCTTCAGCGGGACCGGAACAACCAGTACAACAGGAGCACACGTCCACGTGCAAAACGGTGGAGCAGTTAACCCGAGCGGGGTAACGTTGTTTGCAGGCGTGGCGGGTGCCGGTGGAGCAAATCTGGGAAATTCAGCGGCCACCTCCAGCACTGGCGACCACGCACACACCGTGACCATTTCCGGCACCACCGGCAGCGCGGGCAGCGGCACGGCGCACAACAACCTGCAGCCGTACATCACGGTGTTTTTCTGGAAGCGCACCGCCTAACCGCCTAAAAAAATGAACCTCGGCGACCTCAAAACCTTTACCGCGGCCAAGCTCGGGCTGTCGGATTCGATCACGCAACTACAGGCGGGGGAATTCGCAAAAGCGCGCTGGCGCATGTTGTGGAACCACCACCTGTGGCGGCAGTCGCGCATCTTGGCCGAGGTGGCCGTCACCTCGGGGCAGCAGGAGGTGACGCTGCCCGCAGGCTTCGAACTCGTGCTGGCCGCCCGCTGGAACACCCACACCGGGCTGGCCGCGCAGCTGGACTTGTCGGTTTTTAATAGCAACCCGGCCAGCTGGACAGCACCGGGGCCGGTCATGGGATACTCGCCGATGCCACGCGATAGCGCCGGGCTGGTGCGGATCCGCCTGCACCAGGTGCCCGACGCCGCAGGCGTGCTGCTGGCGATGGGCAAGGCCACCTGCCCCGAACTGGTCAGCGACCTCGACGCGCCGTCGATCAGCGGCACCGACGAGTGCCTCGTGGCGTTTGTGATGGGCGACCTTTACCAGTGGATGCGGCAGTTCTCCAAAGCCGGTGCGTTCTTCCAGGAGGCGCAGGCCCTACTGGCGAAGATGATCGAAATCGAGACCGCCCAAACCACCGAGCTGCGCCAGCTCTTGCCCTACGCACAGACGCTCGAATGCGATCCGCGCGATTATTAAGACGATCCCCTTTTTTTTAGAACCCGCACGCCATGCAACTGTTTAACGACGCTCTGGACGACACACCCGCCGATGCCGGATCGCTGGGGTTTACCGGCATGGACGCCACCACCAAGCCCGACCAGTTGCCGCCCGACCTGCTGCGCGATGGGCGCAACCTGTGGATGGACGGCAGCGGCATCGTGCAAACCCGCCCCGGCCTGCGCCTCAACGCGTTCCTCGATCCCGACGCCGTGCTGGCGGTGGGCGATACCCGCGTGCAGGGCGCGGGGTATTACGACACCCCCACCACCGAGACGTTGTTGGCGGTGCGCAACGGCAAGCTGTACGCCGTGGACAGTTCGGAGGCCAGCGCCGCGTTTACCCACCTCGCCGGACCGACGCCCTCGGCCACGGCAGCAGTGAAGTTTGCGCAGTTGGTGGATCGCATGTTTTACAGCGACGGCACGCTGCGCTGGGCGCTCGACAACGCAGGCTGGTCATTCGGCACCGTTTCGACGTTTTCCACCGCCGCCGCCATGCCGACCTGGGCGACGATCATCGCGCACAACTTCCGGCTGCTCGCCGTGGAGGCCAAGGGTTACAAGCTGTACGCGAGCGCCGTGGCCAGCGCGCACAACCCGGCCGATTGGGTGCCGACGGAAAACATCCGCGTGGGCACCGGCGAGGGCGACCCGATCAAGGCGCTGATTAGTTCCCAAGGAGGGAACTTGATCGTGCTCAACCTAGGCAGCGCTTGGCTCGTGGACACAACCGCCGCCGCGCTGGCCAACTGGACGGTGCGCAAGATCACCGACGTGGCCGGTTGCGTGGAGGGCAAGACGGCAGTGGCGCTGGGGCAGGATGTGTTTTTCTTGAGCCGTTACGGGGTCGTGAGCCTCGGGGCGCTGTCGGACAACATCAGCCTAAACCCGGCCACCACGCTGTCGGCGCCCGTGCAGCCTTACATTGACCGCATCAACTGGCTGGCCGTGGACACCGCCTTTGCGACCGTCTGGCAGGAGCTCTACCTGCTGGCCGTGCCGCTCGATGAGGACACGCTGCCCACGGTGATCTTGCCGTTCAACGTGCGCACGCGGCGCTGGATGACGCCGTGGACGATCGGCAGCCAGGGTGTGCTCACCGGCGACGCCAGCGGGGCGGCCGTGCTTATCGACGAGGATGACTTCTTTCTGGTGGATGAAACGGGAGCGGTGCTGCTCGATTCCGGCGTGGTCACGCCCAGCCTGGAGGCGCTGGAATTCACCGGTCTGAGCGCAGCGGCGCTCACCCGCTTTGCCGGACGCCAGGAGACGGTGATCGGTGACAGCGTGGGCCGGTTGCTCAGGATCGACCCGAGCGCCGAGCGCGACGATACCAACCCGACGAGCAGTCAGCCCGTCGAGAGCTGGGCCACGCTGAAGGCGCACAACTTCGAGCTGCCGCAAAACCTCAAGCAACCGTTCACCTTGGATGTGCAGTTTGAGCGCAGCACCGCGACCGGCTGCCAGCTGAACCTCGTGCGCGATGGCCAACTGGCGTACCCCGACATCACGCTCGCCGCCAGCGAGACGATCGCGGCCGGACTTTCCACCGGCAACCTGACCTCGTTTCCTGTGGTGTTCCCCTTGGTGTTCAAGCCCAACACCACCTACCGCCGCAGCTTCCACTTGCGCGACAAGCCGAGGTTCATCGAATGCGGCCTACAGGTGCACAGCCCGCGCGGGCGGTTGCGCCTACGCAGCGCGCGGTTTTCGGCGTTCATCGACTCGGCAGAATTGCTCCGTTAACCGCCAAGAAAAACGCCATGACACCGACGATCGAGCAGTGCGCGGAGTTTTTGAAAAAGCACGGGGCCGGGCCCAAGGTATGGCCACCGGAGGCGGTGCTGCCGTGGTTGACCTGGCACTGGAAAAACGGCGGGGTCGGCATCGCGCACGAGAACGGTGAAATCTTCGCGGTGGGCGTGGCCCGCTGCCTGCACCACCTGAGCGAGTCGGACTCGCACTACACCCACTTTGAGGATGGCTTTGTTTTATGGTGCGATGAGCTTGCCAGCACCCGCCCCGAAGGCATATCCATTTTATTGTCACTTGCCCGCGACCGTTTCGGACCACGGATGGCCGTCGTCGGGCAAGTGTTCAACCGCCCCGGTAAGCTGCGTATGCTTCCATGGAAAACCGTGGAAAGATATATAACGCAGCAATTTACCAAAAGCCATGGGCAGTCCGAAAGCACCCGCAGCACCTGACTACGCCGCCGCCAACCGCGAGGCGATCAGCGCAGACGTATCCACGCTACCAACACGCAACCTGATCGAGCAGGCCGCGCAGTTGGGCAAGCTCGTCACCTACACCGACCCCGCCACCGGCCAGCAAATGACCGCGGACTTCACCGGCCTCGGCCAGTCCGCCCTGATGGAGCAGGCCGCGCAGCTCGCCAGCCAGTACAACGCCGACACCCAACGCCAGCAGCTCGCGCTGCGGCAGGAGCTCGGACTGGCCAATGCCGAGCAGACGACCAGGGAAATCCAAGCAGCCGACCCGCTCGCCTACCAGGCGCGGCAGGATTTGACGGGGCGAATTCTCGGCGACCTCAATGCGCCCGCATCACGCGTGCTGGGCAGCCAGTCCATCTACGACGCCGCCACCCGGCTCGGTGCGCTCGACCCGACCACCGACACACTCAACTACGGGGTGCAGCAGGCGCTCAAGGACTACAACACCGCCGGATTCAGCGAGTCGACGCAGCGCGAGCTGAACAACCAGATCCGCGCCGGACAGGTATCGCGGGGCAACTTTTTAGGCGACGCCGCCGCCGTGGCCGAAGCCAGCCAGCAGGGGCAGGCCATGGACCAGCTGCGCCAGGCGCGCCTTGGGCAACTGCTCACCGCGCAAGGGCAGGCCTTTGGGCAAAATCAGGCGCTCAACCAGGCGAACCTGCAAGGCGCGCAGGCCCTCTCGGGCGACCAGCGCCAAGTCGAAAACACCAACTACGGCCGCAACCAGCAAACCCTCGCCAACGCGAGCGCGATGGTGCTGGGCCAGCCGATCACAAACCAGTTCGGCAGCTTGCAGGGAGCCCAGCAGGGCGCAGTGGGCATGGCTCAGGCCCCGCAAGTCAATGTCGGCGGACTTAACCCGAACGCAGGCCAGCAGAACTATGCAG